ACATCCAGAAGGTCCAACTGTTAATCTTGATAGAGTGTCACATAAGATAGTATCACTTAAAGAAAGTGGTTCTAACTTTGTAGGAAAAGCAAAAATCCTCTCTACCCCAATGGGTAAAATTGCATCTTCATTGATAAGTGAAGGTGTAAAGTTAGGTGTTTCTTCTAGGGGTATTGGTTCACTGAAGCAAACTCGTGAAGGAATTAATGTTGTTGGTGAAGACTTTATGTTAGCCACAGCAGCAGATATAGTAGCTGATCCTTCAGCACCAGATGCATTTGTATCTGGAATTATGGAAGGAAAAGACTGGGTATGGGATGGTGGTATTCTTCGTGAGAAGTATGCTGAGAAAACATACAAGACGATCAATACTCTGGTTGATCAGAAAAAACTAGATGAGCATAAATTGGATTTGTTTAACGATTTCTTATCAAAGTTATAAGTTATCTAAATAAATATAGTTTAATACTCGGATAATCAGAGGGTTTACCAATGTCTCGTGGAGATTTACAAGAAATGGAAGTAGGCACTAAGCAATCTAAGGGTCCTGTAACTGCAAATGCAAAGCCAGGTGACCCTATGCCAAAACTAACTACTGGTGGAACATCAGTTGGTTATGAAGATCTAGGTGGTCCTTCACCAGAGAATTATAGTCCTACTAATGATTCTGCTAAACTTAAGGAACCTCGGATTAAAACAGTAAAGGATGTAGTTAACAAAGGTGCAAAACCTGCTGAACCTATGAAAGGAATATCTGCTGGAGAAGCTTTAAAATCTGGTGATGAAGTAGAACTAGAAGATAACCAAGAAGTAGTTGCAGAAACAGAAGTATCTACAGAAGATACAGTAGAAGAAGAAACAGTAGAAATTGACATTGAAGCAGATGTCAATGCTCTTTTAGGTGGTGAAGAACTATCTGAAGAGTTTAGAGAAAAAGCAAAGACAGTTTTTGAAGCTGCTTTGCAGTCTAAGGTCAATCAATTGGCTGAGGACATGCAAGTTAAATTTGATGAAAAACTTGCAGAAGAGGTAGAGTCAACTAAGTCTGAATTGGCAGAAAGAGTTGATGCTTATCTTGAGTATGTCTCAGAAGAGTGGTTCGTTGAAAACGAACTTGCTATTGAGCATGGACTCAAAACAGAATTGACTGAATCATTCCTTGGTGGAATGAAGAGTCTTTTTGAAGAACATTATGTACAAATCCCTGATGATAAATATGATGTGCTAGAAAGCATGGTAGAAAAACTAGATGACATGGAGACCAAGCTCAACGAGCAAATAGAGAAGAACATTTCACTTAATGGCAGACTCGGTGAGTCAGTTGCTAGTGGAATTTTAGATCAAGTTTCTGATGGCCTTGCTGCTACTCAGAAAGAAAAGCTCGCCTCACTTGCCGAAAGTGTGGAGTTTGAAAGTGAAGATCAATATCGTGGCAAGTTGGAAACACTTAAGGAATCTTATTTCCAAGGTGTTAGTCCAAAAGCAACAGGAGAGACAATTTCTGAGACAGTAGATCATAGCCAGGGAGATGTTTCTGGTTCAATGGCTGGCTATCTTAAGACATTGCAAGCTGTTGCTAAGAAATGACTATAGTATTTTAATCAAACACAAACAAGAGGTAAAAGCAAATGTTCAATGCTGAACATCTGCAGGAAAAGTGGGCTCCTTTGCTTAATGCAGAGGGAGTTGATGAGATCAAAGATCCTCATCGTAAAGCGGTCACAGCTGTCCTGTTAGAAAACCAAGAAAAATTTTTAAGAGACGAGCAATCATTCCAGTCAGGTTCAACCCTAACTGAAACTCCTACTAACCATGCAAACACTGCTGGTAATTCAGGTGGTTTTGGTGGTAGTGCTAATGCTGCTGGTCATCAAGCTGGTTTCGACCCAGTTCTAATCTCATTGATTAGACGTTCAATGCCTAACTTGGTCGCATATGACCTAGCTGGTGTTCAACCAATGTCTGGTCCTACTGGACTAATCTTCGCAATGCGTTCTAAGTATAACGCAATGGGTGGAGATGAAGCATTCTATGATGAAGTAAATACAGCCTTCTCTGGCCAAGACTTCTCAAATAACCTAGAAAGTGGCTTTGCTGATAAAGCAGCTGGTTTAGGTACTACTAACCAGTCTGGTAGTAACCCTTCTGTTCTTAACCCTGTATCAACTGCTTCCTCAGTTGGCTACAATGTCGGTGAAGGAATGGTCACTGGTGACTCTGAGAACTTAGGTGCTAGTGATGCTAAGGCATTCAACCAGATGGCATTCTCAATTGAGAAGGTCACTGTTACTGCTAAGTCAAGAGCCCTCAAGGCTGAGTACTCACTAGAGCTTGCTCAAGACCTTAAGGCAATTCATGGCTTGAATGCAGAAGCTGAACTTGCTAACATCCTTTCTACTGAAATCCTTGCTGAAATCAACAGGGAAGTCATTAGAACAATCTATAAGGTTGCTGAACAGGGTGCTGTAGAAAACACAGCAAGTGCTGGTGTATTTGACTTAGACATTGACTCCAATGGTAGGTGGTCAGTTGAGAAGTTCAAGGGACTTCTTTTCCAGATAGAAAGAGATGCTAATAGAATCGCACAAAGAACACGTCGCGGAAAGGGTAACATTATCATGTGCTCTGCAGACGTTGCTTCTGCATTGACAATGGCTGGTGTACTTGACTACACTCCTGCTCTTAATGCTAACCTTAATGTTGATGATACTGGTAACACATTTGCTGGTACTATCCAAGGTAAGTATAGAGTATACATTGACCCATATTCTGCTAACTTAGCAGCTAACAACGGTGGTCTTGCTCAAGGCAGCAACCAGTACTATGTTGTTGGTTATAAAGGTGGTTCACCTTATGATGCAGGACTGTTCTATTGCCCTTACGTTCCACTCCAGATGGTTCGTGCAGTGGGTGAGGACACCTTCCAGCCTAAGATTGGCTTCAAGACAAGATATGGTCTTGTTTCCAACCCATTTGCTGAAGGACTTACTCAGGGACTTGGTAGACTCCAAGTTAACAGCAACCGCTACTACAGAAGAGTTGCAGTTAAGAACATCATGTAAGCTAGATGCTTATATTTTTCAAAGAGACTCCTTAGGGGGTCTCTTTTTTTATAAATAAAAATTGAGTGATACACACACAGGGCATTTCCCGAACGTTACACTCACTGTAAATAATCACGGAGGTATTGCTATGAGCAATCCATTTGAGCTGCGGCTTCAGCTCTTTCAAGAAGCCAGAGATTATCTTGTATCTGTATTTGATCGCGAAGTTCAAGAATGGGATAGAAAAAATACAGAAAAACTCGACATAGAAACTAAATATTCTAATGATTGGAGTAGATATATTGATTTAAAAGAAGAAGGAAAGGTATCAGCAGAGGAATATCCCATTTCTCCAGATCCAATTAAACTTCCAGAGTATCCTCAATACCCTACTAGAGAAGAAATTCTAGAGATGGCAACGTTCATTAGAGAATTTACAGCAGATAAGGGAGAGGAAGAATAAAATGGAAACGGTACTGCCACTCAAGAATATAGAGGCCATATGCAGTAATAAGAGGAATGCAGAACTCTTCTTGATACTTCAAATGCGTTTACTGTATCCTCATCTTTATAAAAAAGAGACTCCTTAGAGGGGTCTTTTTTTATCTAAATATTTAAAACGTATATAATAATGACTGCAACAGGTTTTAGAAATCAAGTACAGAATAAGAACTTCTTAAGCCCTACTGGGTTTAAGTTTGTTTTAAATCGTGCTCCTAAGGTAGTATTCTTTTCAAACCAAGCAAATATACCAGGTTTAAATTTAGGAACTACAGAACAAAATACATATTTAACAGATATTCCTGTACCTGGTGATAAGATACAGTTTCAAGATTTAAATTTAAGATTTCTAGTAGATGAAGATCTAGAAAACTATCTAGAGATCCAGCATTGGTTAAGAGGACTTGGTTTCCCAGATAGTTTGAAAGAGATATATGAATGGCAAAGCAGTAATCCAAATGCACCAGCAGGAGAATTAAACTATACATGTGATGGAACATTGAATGTTCTGTCTAGTTCTAATACACCAAACTTTAAAGTTAAGTTCTTGGATATGTTCCCAGTATCATTATCAGATCTAGACTTTGATGCTACTGATAGTGATATAGACTACTTGACA